AATGCCTAATTGTAAGTAAAAAGAGCAAGTAAAGTAGGCTAAAATTATTTCTATGTAGTCATTGTATAATAGTAAATAATTACCCTGTAATCCTGTAACAGAAGAATAATCAGTTACAATTTTTAAATACAACGCATCGCCTAGTATTCTTTTTATCTCATTATTTTGAGCCATAAAAATAAAAGGAGAAATAGTGTCATTGTCAATGTTTGCGTCAAAGCCGCTTAATTTTGAAATGCTAGATATGTCTGTTAATAATTTACTCATTTTCTACTGATGTTTTTGAAACAATTACTTTTTCCTGACCAAAGTTTACAAAGTCAATATCACAGTTAGGATTTATTTTTTTAAATATTAAATTAAAATCGTCCAGCAATATCTCACGCAATGGATTAATGGTACCTAAATAAAGAGAGTCAGTCGCCATTGCTATTTCGTCAGCATTGCTTGAAAATCCGCTACTTCCGGGTCTTGAAAATAAAATATTCATTGCTTGGTGCGCTGCCATCAACTTAAACTCTGCTGTCTCGTCATAAGTAACAAACTGCTCGTTTCTGCCACGCGGTTCAATTGTATCAATTATGATTGCATCTTGTGGCCCATCATTCAAAGATATTATTACACCGTCTCCATTTTTAGTTCCGATATAATCTTCTTTAACCTTTGTTTTAATTTGCTCAACCTCATCTTCCAATACCATCCCCGCATTATTGACGTTAATGATTGTTTTGCCTTGAAATCCACGAGTGATATGATTAACAGCGTCATCAATTAATGCGCTTTCAATTTGCGCGCTTTTAAAACCGCTAAACCAATCAGGAAAAGGGAAAAATGGCTCAGACGATAAAGTTTTTATGTGAATTATTTCAATTGCATTTTCGTTTGTATGTCTGGAAAATTTAGGTACAAATGACGGCACAAACTTTGTCTTTTCAGTATAATCAAATGAATACCAATATCCCGTTACGTCCATGTAATCAGAACTCTTTTTGTTTATGTCAATTTGTAATCCTACTCTAACAGTAGGGGTATGCTTAATTTTAATCGGTTTTCCTGCAAGGTTTATGACCTGGGGGAATGCGCTTCCGTCTCGCTTAAAATCAAGACAAATCATTCGAAGATCACCTTTACTAATATAATCGTGTGGGTTTAAAGATCCACTTTTGTCAATTAATCCATTGCCTACAATATAATTAACAATTGTCTTAATAATAAATGCGTTGGTCGGGCTGTCATCGTAAGAATCTCGATACTTTTTAAAATTATTGTTATTCTCTCCGTTTAAAGTGTATTTTTGCGCTAAATTTGCCTTAGTAATACCCTTATCGTATGCTGAATGTTCGGTGTATGTTACTCTTTTATTAGCCATTTAGTTGTAAAATTTTGTATTTAAAATCTTAGAGTAATTTTGCACGCTTTCTGTTTGCCCTACGATTAAAATCTTGCCTAAAGATACTATTTTTTCGCTAATATTCTCTATTAAAGTGTAGCTAATTTTGTCGCCAACGACTGATACTGGGAAAGTTGCAAAAGTAATTTTATAATTTTCGTTATCTAACAAAGTGACTGTTGCTATTATCTGGCTAGCTAACTTTGTATTTTCATTAATTAGCAAAAATCTAAGCTGTTTTGATAGGTCTAGAATGTATCTAGGCACTATTTCAAATGATGGGGTTAAGTTTTGTCTTAGTATGTCCATAAGTTAAATAAATGTTAAAAAATTATATATATAGAATTATAGCGTATCTTTGACTCAACAAATAAAAACAATCGTTATGAAAAATTTCACTGCAATTTATTCTACAGACTCAATTAAATACATTCATTACTGTTTTCAAGCAAAATCAATGGCAGCCGCTAAAAGATATAGAAAAGAAAAATTTTCCGCTAAAAGAATTAAAATTGTCTTAAATTAAAAAACGCGCTGCCAGACACAGCGCGTTCTAATCACGCAATAAGTCCCTCCTTTAAACTATTGGCAATAATGCTGCATTGTATGCCGTTACTCCCGCTGGCGCTAAGGTATATGCTAAATCAATTTCTTTTGAATTAATTGTAACTGTAAATCCTTGAGAATCTGATCCGCTTACTAATGTCATTACATCGCATCCGTTTAAAGATCCAAGTACACGAATAACTCCGTTGTAATCTTCAATAAAAATGGTTTTTAAAATGCCTGAATCTGTTTGAATCTCGTTTCTTAAAGTCAGATCATTACCTGGAATAAAAAAGGTATTTACGCCTACATATTCGTTGGTTCTGGTCGCTTCATCAAATGTTCCTGTTTCAACTAGATTGTTTGCAGTTGCTCTAACCTCTACTCTAGCTATAGATAACGCGCCCATAATTGCAGGTAATGCAACTACACCCGCTACCGTATTTACTACTGGAGTTGATGCAAGAAACGGGGCAAAAGATACCGCTTTGATACCTTTCATCGGAGCCTTTCGGCTTATTAATCTTGATTTTGTAAGGCTCATAATTATAGTGCTTTTACGTAAATGTTTACGGTTGCTTTATAAGAAACCGCTGCATTTGTTAAATAATTTGGATCATTAAAATTACCTACCTCAACATTTGTTGTAAGTGCAATTAATTGTCCATAAGTTGTTACCGTTGCTGTTGCCAAAAAATCCAAAGCGATTAAATCAACAATTTGCTTATTAATTCCAACTGTTGAATTGTTAAAGATGGCTAGCATTGTAGCCTGTGGAGTTGCTGCTTCTACTGTTGCTTTTGCTATATTTAACATCACCGTGCTAACATATTCAAAATCATTAAAAGCCGCGACCGTTGGTCTAGTATATCCAGATGGTATCTGTAAATCTGATAGGGAATTTAACGCCCCTAAATTTGAAATGGCCATATATTTTTTGTTTTAAAAGGGGTAATTTTCATACCCCTATTATTTACTATCCTCCGTAAAGTACACCGTCAGGGTGTGACATTACAGTTGCATCTAAAGTGTAGATTGTTCGAACAAACATTACATCACTATCGTTCGCTACTTTTCCAGTTTCAAATGAAGCTACATCTGCCAAAGAATCAGTACTCAAAAAGATAACTGAAGGTCTTTGAACGTAAACAAATCCTGTAGGGAATGGAACAAACTCAATAACAACTCCATTAAATGAAATCACTTCCTCTTTTCCTGTGCCTGTAACTAAGAAGTTCACTTGTTGCGCTGCTCCTACTGCATTGTTTGCAGTCAATATTAATTGTCTGTGCGCATAAGGTGCATACATTACCGGTAATTCAGGCGCTTCAAAACTTTCTGGTCTTACCGCTGCAAAAATTTTACCGTATTCAGCAGCAATGTTTGCCGCTGTTATTGTAGTTCCAGCAACTTTAATGTAAGCCCCTAAAGCTACTTCATCGTACAATACTCTTGAAAGAACACCGTCTACTCCTGCTGGATCAGCTGTATATCCTGCTGCTGCTGCTTTTGCGGAAGCTGAAATACTACCTTGTGCAGCATTAGCTGTTAATCCCGCAATTGATGCTTTTGCGTCCGCAGAAAATGCTGACCAGAATTTTAATTGAGCATCTTGTGACGTCTTAGGTCCTGTTAATTGTAGCACCTGAGTATTAAACTCGTTACTATCAATGTTAAAAGCTCCTGCTGCCATGTCTCGGTTGAAACGAGATTGACGCAACGCTTCCATCTTAAACGTGTACTTGTACTCAATTTTCTTAGGATTAGCGACACGGTCTCTTAATACTGGTCCACCGCTTGAAGCTAATGCTTCTCCCGTGTAAGCTTGACCTACTACATTTACGGATGTTTCTGTGATAATCGTCGATGCTTTTACGTCATCGGCAAAGTTTACAATACCTTTTTCAACCGTTTTGTTGGCGAAAAAGATTTCTTGAATAATAGGGGAGACTGCTTCTCCCCTAAGTGCTACTGGGCTGTAAGTTAGTGCCATAGTTGTATAATTTATTTTTTTGTTAATTTTTAAGTGAAATACGCTATTCCACTGACTGTTCCCAAGTTATTTAATGTTCTAGTAACAATAGCCCGAATATACCTATTCCTTAATCCTGAAAAAGGAATTGTAAAAACACTATTGCCTGAGCTTGCTGTTTGAGATGTTGTTTCAAGAGAATCCCAATTAATACCATCGTTAGATTCTTGCATTGAAATCACAACATCACCGGTACCTATTGAAGTTGCTTTAATTTGCAAGCCAACAATTGCAGGATTGTATCTAATAGGTAAAGTTTCCATGTCAACTGCATCGCCTGTAAAAGCGACTCCCGCAGGTGTTTCAGCCGGTATCATTTGAATTAACGTCCCCATTTACTTAGCTTTTTTGTCGCGGTATCTTTCCAATGCGCTCATTTCTTCAACGTTTTTAACGTCGGAAGTAGCTTTTAATCCCTTTTTTAACTCCTCAGTCATTTCTATTGATACCTTTTTAATGGCAGCGTTTTCTTTTGACATCATAGTGTTACCTTCTTTTAGTGCTACAATTTGAGCTTTAAGATCATTGTTTTCGGCTTGCAAATCGTCCATCATTTTTGTCATGTCTGGTTTAGGATCTTCAGCTGCATCTTCTTCTACAAATGGAACCGCATCAATAACAAATCCGTTCTCGTCGGTTGTCATTACTAAGCCGTCAATTGTTTCGGTAATACCTGTAAATGGCACTCCGTCAATGTCAGTAAGCAATCCCCCAATTTCTTTTTTGTCAAGGTAATAAGCTTTCTCTCCTACCATGTACATGTCGCCTAAGGCTTCAGCCATAAGTACTTTCTTAACGCGTGCGTTAAATTCTTCGTCTGTCATTTCTATCTTTTTTTCTTCGGTTAATACTGGTTCTAAATATGCTTCTATTGAAAAGCCTTGCAATTTTCCTGATTTTACATCTGCCCATACTTCTGGATTATCAACTTTTTGTGCCATGACAAGATCACCTTTTCTAACATCCATTCCAATAACTGCCGCCTTGTCTCTTTCCGCATCCATTACGATCCAACTTTCAAAAATATACATATCACTTCTAACTTTTCCATCATGGTTAACGGTCGCTCCGTTGTGACTATTATTTTTAAAAAAGTTTTGCTGCAAATTCTCAACTGTCTCCTCGCTATAAAAAACCAGTGCGGGCTCTCCGTTTATATCTTTTCTCGGAATTAAAATATTAGGTCTCATTGCAACTGAATAGATCACTTGCTTTTCCTCATCGGCAAATTGCAGTAATTTACACTCGTCGTCAAACATTACTAGAGTAGTTCTTGTCGCTGGACTTTCTACCGTCGACATTCTAAAAACTCCTGTCTCTCCTTTAGTATATTGTAATTCGTATTTTTTCATAATAATTTTTAACAAAAAAAAGCCTGCCCGAGTATCAAATCAGGTAGGCTTTTAATTCACAATTTAAAAAACAATCGAGTAAAATGCATCTTCACATTTTTTATGGATATGTAAATATACTAAAAACTATTCTTATTAACTAATACTAATACTTCTTTTTGTGCTTTATTTATATCAGCCACGTTTACACTGACCAATATTGGTGGTTGATCCGCTTGTGCTCGCCCTAAACTCTGACCGATTTGATTTTCAGCTGTGTTGTTAAATGCTACTGGCGGCGGTGCTGCTCTTGTAGTTCCTGCAGATATTGGAATTGATCCAGATGCCGCTCCTGCACTGCCACCGCCTAATGCTTGCAATCCTTTTGCAGTCGCGGCCACGTTTGCGGCTATTCCTAACGCCCCAGATGCTGTATTTATAGCCGTAAATGGTAATCCACCTGTTAAAGGAAAAGATGCCACTGATTTAGCGTTAGCTACCAATGTATTTTGAATAATTTTAGCAGTTCCAATTGCGCTTTCTGCGATTAAAACTCCTTTTTGAACGGCTTTGTTTTTTCCAAATATACTTTTAAGAGATTGTAATCCACTTTCAATATTTGATAATCCTATTTCTCGAACTTCTTTTTTCGCTTGCTC